GCACAGAGATCTCCCTTGAGGGGACCGATGAGGCCCAAATGGGGCCAAAGGCCGACTATCTCGACTTGACCGGCCGGATTGAGCCGAGGCTGGTTACGCCGCGTTCGACGAATTTGAGTCTTGGCCCTGCCCAAGCCGAGTGGGCGCGGCGTCACATGGGGATCGAGCTCATGGAGTGGCAACGGATCGCTTTGGATGGCCAGTTGGCTGTCGACGACAAAGGCGACTTTGTGTTTCGTGAGTCTTTGGTCAGTACTGCTCGGCAGCAGGGGAAGTCGGTAGCGTTGCGAGCGTTGGCCGGCTGGTTCCTAGCGGATGAGGCACGACGAAGGGGCCGGCCGGTCAACGTTCTGCTGGTCGCCAACAAGCTCGACCGCTCAATGCCGATGTTCCGCGAGCTCGCGCTGTACCTCGAGGATCATCACGGCGCCGAAGTGCGCTGGTCCAACGGATCCCAACAGGTCACCATGCCCGACCGATCCACCTTCCGTGTCGCGGCCGCCAAGGACAACGTCCACGGCCTCACCCTCGACCTGATCCTCGTCGACGAGATTTGGGACATCGCCCCGTCCGTGATCTACGACGCGCTGCGGCCGTCAATGATTGCCGTCAAGAACCCACTGATGTCAATGTGGTCGACGGCAGGCGATCAAGGGTCCGCGCTCATGCTCGGCCTCCGTGAGCAGGCCATTGCCGCGATCGACGCCGGCCGACCCGGTCGCCTGTTCTTCGCCGAATGGTCACCGCCGCCGGCCGTCAACCCCGACGACCGCCGCTGGTGGCCATGGGCCAACCCAGCCCTCGGTACAACCGTCACCTGGGACGCGCTCGAGGCCGCCGCCGAAGGCGCCGACCGCGCCGCATTCCTCCGCGCCCACCTGAATCTCTGGGTGGCCGCCACGAAAGCCTGGTTGCCGATCGGCACCTGGGACGGCCTGACCGTCGACAAGATACCGGCCGGTGGCATCCTGTCCGTCGACAACTCGGTCGACGAATCCCGCTATGTCGGCGTCCGAGCCGTCAACGATGGCGGGATGGTCAAGGTCACCGTCGAGTTCATCGTCCAATCGGCCGACCAATGCTGGGACGCGATCGCCAAAGTGCTGACCGACCCGGCCGTCCAGTTGACCCTCACACCCGGCCTCGAGGCGCTCATGCCGCAACACCTCGAGCGCCGTATGTCGATCGTCGGCTACGGCGAACTGCTCAAATACACCCCGATCGTCCGAGCCCTGATCCTCGAGGGCCGCCTCCGGCACGACGGATCAAACGCCCTGGCGGAGCACGTCGGCCGTGCCGTCGCCGTCAAAACCCAAAACTCGACCGTGCTGTCGTCCCAAAAGTCGCCGGGCCCGATCGAGTTGGCGCGCTGTATGGTCTGGGCCGCCGCGATCGCCGCCCGACCCACCCAACGCACCAAACCAGCGTTCGCGTTCGGCTAATGCTGGACTTGTCCACAGACTGTGGATAACATCCCGGTCAATGGCGATCTTCGGGAGCCGCACCACCAAGCCTGCGTTTGGCGCCGACATCAAGGCGGCCGCCGGAGCTGCGCAACAGGCGACGATCAACGCCACCTACACCTACACAGTCGGCACCCAAGAACTCCGCGCCCTACAACTGCCAACAATCTCTCGAGCGCGCGACCTGATCGCCTCAATGATCGCGTGTCTCGATCTCCGCGCCTACCGCCTCGCCTGGGATCCCCAGGAGGAGGAATACGAGAAGATCTACGTCGAAGGCGAGTCATGGTTCACGCGACCCGACCCGGCCGTCACACGCAACTTCATCATGGCCAACACGTTCAGCGACCTGCTGTTTTACGGTCGCGCGTTCTGGCTCATCACCGGCCGCTACTCCACCGGCTTCCCAGCATCGTTTAAATGGCTCCCAGCCGCCAACATCACCACACTTGACCAAGCGGGCCCAGCGTGGTTCCAGCCGTCAGATCAAGTCCAGTTCAACGGAGTCGACGTCGACTCACGCAACCTCGTCCAGTTCCTTGCGCCGATGATGGGCATCGTCTACTCCGGCGCCGCCGCGATCGACACCGCCTGGAAACTCGACGGAGCTGCGCGCCGCTTCTCCACCAACGAAATCGCCGCCGGATACCTACAACAGCGCGGCGGCGAACCAATGAGCGCCGAAGATCTAGGCGAACTTGCGGCCGCATGGTCCGCCGCACGTCAACGCAACGCAATCGGCGCACTCAACGAATTCGTCGAATGGAAAGAATTCGATTCCGACCCTTCCAAACTCCAGCTGGTAGAGGCGCGCCAGTATCAGGCTCTCGAGCTGGCGCGTCTCGCCAACATTCCGCCGTACCTCGTCGGCGCACCCACCGGCACCGGCATGACCTACCAGAACGCGCTCCAAGCGCGCCAAGACCTGTACCTGTTCGGCGCCAAGCCATACCTCGACTGCCTCCAAGAAACCTTGTCCGGCAACAACGTGCTCCCAGCCGGTAAGCACGTCGAATTCGACCTCGACGACTACCTCGGCGACAACGACCTTGTCGAATCGCCGCTCGTCACCACACCAACGTCCGATCGTATGTACGCGGACGATCAGGAGGATTCCAATGTTGAAGCTCGTCGCCGGTAACTTCACCGTTGACGCGGCCGCATCCGACGGCCAGCCGTCACGGTCGATCACCGGCCTCGCCGTACCGTGGAATGTCGCCACCACCGACAGCCTCGGAACCAAAGTCAAATTCATGCCTGGGTCGTTGCCCGAGGACGGCAGACCGCCCCGTCTACTCGAAGCGCATGACCCGGCGAAGGTGCGCGGTCTCGTGACCGAACGTGTCAACACATCCGAAGGGATGATGTTCACCGCGCGCCTCGCTACGACACGCGACGCCGACGACACCATGGCGTTGCTACTCATGGGCGCCTACGACTCCGTCAGCGTCGGCGTCATCCCCACCAAGTTCGCGTTCGACAACGATGGCACCATGGTCGTCGAGGAAGGACGCTGGACCGAACTTTCCATCGTTTCGGAACCTGCTTTCGAGCAAGCCCGAATTGAAAAAGTCGCCGCCTCGAGCCCCGAGCCGGAGCCCGACGAAGAACCAACCCAACCAGAGCCCGAGGAGGACTCAATGTCAGAAGCAACCCCGGTCGAGGCCTCGGCACCGGCCATCATCCCCACCGTTCCGCTGTATGCGGAACCCAAGCGCGCATTCAAGCTGCCGTCGATCGGCGACTACATCGCCGCATTCGTCGCAGGCGGCTCCGAGTTCGCACAGATGAACGCCAACATCAAGGCGGCCGCCCCGGACGTCACCACCGGCGACCTCGATGGTGTCCTGCCCGTTCCCGTCGTGGCCCCGGTGTTCAACTCGTTCCGAGGCCTGCGTCCTCTGATCGACGCAGTCGGAACGCGCGCCATGCCGCAGGGCGGCAAGGTGTTCATCCGCCCGAAGGTCACGACCCACACGTCAATCGCGTCGGTCACCCAGGGCAACACGATCCAGTCCGGCACCTTCGTCGTGTCCGACGAGCAGGTCACCAAGAAGATCTTCGGCGGCTACGTCGAGCTCTCCGAAGCGTCCATCGACTGGTCATCGCCCGAAGTGCTCGGCGCCCTCGTCGACGACATGGCTCGCATCTACGCGAACCAGACCGACGTCGAGGCCTGTACCCAGTTCGTCGCAGGCGTCACCCAGACCGAAGTGCTTACCGACGACACCGACCCGGCCGACTGGGTCGCGTTCGTCTACAACGCGGCCGCCAAGATCCTCACCAACTCGGACGGCAACCTGCCCAACGTGTTGATGGTTGGAACGGACTACTGGAAGAAGCTCGGCGCTCTCGTCGACACGACCGGCCGTCCCCTGTTCCCCAACGCCGGAGCGATGAACGCATTCGGCCAGCAGGACGCAGGATCGTTCAACGGCAACGCCTTCGGCCTCCAGGTCGTCGTCGACCGCAACTTCGACCCGTTGACCAGCAAGGAAGTTTGGGTCGGTAACTCGGCCGGCTTCGAATGCTGGGAACAGCAGAAGGGCGTCGTGTCCATCGAAAACCCGAGCCTGCTCGCTCGCACGATCGCCTTCCGTGGCTACTTCGCCACGTTGATGATCGATAGCGAGATGTTCGTCACCCGCGCATAATCAGACTGAAGGTCACGAATCATGGCAACGTTCTCCATCACCCACCGCATGAGGTTGGATGACGTTGTCGTGATTCAGACCCTCACCGAGACAGACATCGCAGTCGGGCAGTCTGTAACGGTGTCGGGACTGGGGAACGGCATGGACGGCACCTTCGTCGTCGTAGCCGTCCCCCAGTTCCTCTACACCGGCCTGTCGTACCAGGGCGACATGACGTACAACACGGACGTCGTGATCCCGAACCAGTTGGCCTACATCGACGCTGGCGACGTCGTCGACCGCGACTCGGCCGACCCGTTCGGCACACTTACCTGGTCGATCAGCTGTACCTGGACTAACAGCAACGCAGTCGTCGAATTCCTCGGGATTGCGGCCGCTACCGCCAACGACACCGCGTACATCGCCACTTGCGTCGCAGCTGCGAACGCCTGGGCGTTTCGTAAGCGCGTCGAGGCCGGATACAGCGACGCACCAGGCACCAGCCCCTCAAGCGATGTCACCCTCGGAACCACGCTCTACGCGGCGGCCCTGTACCGCGAACGCGGTTCCATCGACTCGTTCCAAACCTTTGAGGCGATGACGCCGGCCACCACCGGCTTCAACATGGGCCGAATCCACCAGTTGCTCGGCATCAATAGGAGCCAGGTGGCGTGAAATGCCCGCAACAGGGATCTTTGCCGAAGCGCGTGACGCCATCGTCACACGCATCACCAACCTCAATCTCAAACCCGTCACCGACCCACGGAACGCTCGACCGCTCACCGTGTTCGTCGAACTCCCGACATTCACGAGTTTCACCTACAACGTGGGCGAT